CAGATGAATGGGAAGTAGCACTCTTTCTACCAGTAGAAAGATTTTCTAAAGCAAGTAAACAAAAAGTATGGTCAGACAGTAAGGGGAAGTTTTAATGGCAAGAACAAACGCACCAGGATTTTCACCAGATACGTTTATGAGCCAGGTTGGCGCTATGGGTGGGCTGGCAAGAAGGTGGAAATATCATGTAGAAATTGTTCCCCCAAGTTCAATGCCGACTAAGGATTTAGCTAGTGATATAGAATTTTTAGCGGAGTCTGTACTATTACCAAGAAAAGGATTTTCTACAACCGAACATAGAATATATGGTATTAACAAAACTATGCCATACGAAACAACATACGAACCAATTTTAATGACTATGTTGAACACCAATGATTGGAAGCCTAGGAAATTTTGGGATGGATGGTTAGAATATATACAATCACCAAAGACTTATGATATGCAATATTATAAGAATTATACTGGTACAGTTCGTATATATTCATTTAATGATACAACAGAAAACCCAACACCACAAGATGCTGACTACTCTATTGAATTAGAAGAATGTTGGCCAGAATCAATAAGTGCATATGCAATGGGCTGGGCGAATGCTGACCTAGCAAATTTTGAAATTTCTCTTCGTTTCAAACAATGGAGAGAACGATAATATTATATAGGAGAATATAATGGCTTTACCAAAAGTGAGTACACCGACTTATGAATTAGAAATTCCCTCATCAGGTAAGACGGTAACATACAGACCCTTTCTAGTCAAAGAAGAAAAAGCACTCTTAATGGCAATGGAAAGTAACGATCAAAAAGTTATGTCCAGAGCAATGGGGAACATAATTAAAGAATGTACAGATGGTGAAATTGGAATGGATGATTTGGCTCCATTCGATTTAGAATATTTCTTTCTTCATCTTAGGGGAAAATCGGTAGGAGATGTAATAAGACTCCAAATGAAAAGGCCGGGAGATGTTAACTGTTGTGAAGAATCTATTGAAGAAGATATTTGTGAAATCAATATTAATGTGGAAGATATTAAGGTTGATACTTCCAAAATGGTTGATCCAGATATTCAAGTAACTAAAGATGTTGGAGTAAAATTAAAGTATCCCCAATTTGATCAAGTTCAGGGATTGAGTGGTCCGGATGGACCGACTGCTGAAACTATCTTCAAAATGATTACAGACTGTATCGATTATATTTCAGAAGGTGAAGAGATATACAAGGCCAAGGATCATACAAAAAAAGAGTTAAATGATTTTATTGAATCACTTAACTCTGAACAGTTTACTCATATTAGAGAGTTTTTTGAAGGTATGCCCAGACTAAGACATGAAATTGGTTGGGATTGTCCTAGATGTAAGTCAACAAAAACAATAACCCTAGAGGGATTAGAATCTTTTTTCGGATAGGGCTGAGCCATGATAGTTTGGAAAACCACTACCAAACTAACTTCGCCATGATTCAGCATCATAAGTGGAGTCTAACAGAACTAGACAATATGATTCCTTTTGAAAAACATTTATATGTTCTACTGTTACAACAATGGATTAAAGACGAAAATCAACGACTCAAAGAAGAACAAAGGAAGAAGTAATGGCTACAGCACCCGCAACAGAAGCAACCCTATCTACAGGTGTAGAACTAATAGGTGGAGCAATTGAAAATGCTACTGCTTCTATGACAAAATCTTTTGAAGCACTCTTTGGAAATCTACGTTCCGAATTCTCTGCTCAAAATAAATTATTGGGATGGCAAGGTAAGAACTTACAATCAATTGCTCAAGCAATAACCAAAACTAGTGCTGCACTACTCAAACAAGAAGCTGATCAGTTTCGACAACAGCAAGAAACTTTGAAAGAGACCGCTGCGGCCGCCGCAGCAACACCAGCTGGTGGTGAAGAGTCTGTCGATAAAAGTTTACAGTTGGATGTAAAAGACCTTGGTAGTCTCACAGGTATAGCCGCTGCTTTGGCTGGATTAGCTGTTGGATTTATTGGTTACATCGCCCAACCATTAACGATGCTGGCGAGATCGATTGGTAAAGGTCTGTCAGGAATTGGTAAAATGTTTATGAAAAATAAGATGGTGAAGAACATTATATTTAGAGCCAAGTGGTTGTGGATAGATATAAAATTTGCGGTTGATATGATTAAAGGGAAGTTTGTTCGATTTAAGAATCTGATTACAGGATTTTTCAAGAAACCTCTCGTCAATAATAAACTAATATTAGGGATAAAAAATGCAATTGTAGGTCCTTTGAAAGCGTTAAGTAAAGGTCCTATTGCAATATTTAAAACAATATCGGCCGATGTTAAAGCATTCAAAGCAATGTTTTCAGGAGCAGGTACAGGATTTATGGGGAAGATTAAAAACTTCTTTACTAATTTTAAAGCCATGTTTAATATTAAAGGTGGATTCATTGATGATATAATGAAATCCGTAACAAAATTTAAAGGAGTATTTGATTTCTTCAAGAAGATAGGTAGATTCCTTGGTAAAGCATTTGTCATCTTTCAAGTCATCACTGCATTGTTTGATTTTTGGGGAGGATTTGTAGAAACAGAAGGAAACTTTGTTGCTAAACTAGCCGGTGGTCTAGGAGCAGCAATCAAAGGATTCTTGGGTGGATTCTTAGATATTGGAATTATGATTGAAGATGGTATTAAATGGATCATTGCTAAAATTGCAGGTTTCCTTGGATTCGATGAGGCAGCAGTATCTGGCGCAATGGGAAGTTTCTCGTTTTTTGGTACTATTAAAGATGCTTTATTCCTTTCAATAGATTATCTTACTGGGCTATTCAAATTTGAAGATACGTCATTTGGGGGCATTGCTAAATCTTTAGTTGATATTATATTTGCTCCACTCAATCTTGCTATCATGTGGGTGCAAAAATTGTTTGGTTGGGGAGATTCGGAAAATCCATTCACATTTAGTGGTTTAGTAATGGGAGTATTTGACAAAGCTCTTGCATGGCTTAACAAACTATTTGTCGATCCTGTTGGGGCATTAACTGGATTGGTGGCAGGATATTTTGGTGGAGCATTAAACATTGCTGACTGGCTTATTGAAATGATTAAAAAACCGGTTGTGTGGTTATTGGAATTATTTGGATGGGATGATGCTGCAGCCGCAACTGAATCATTTTCTTGTAAAGATTCAGTTATGAAAGTTTTTGATAAAGCGGTGGCGTGGATTACGGGAATCTTCGCTGATCCAGTTGGAGCATTAACTACATTGGTATCGGGGTATTTTGGTGGTATATTAAATATTGCTGACTGGCTAACTGAAATGATTAAAAAGCCGATTGTATGGTTGTTATCAGTATTTGGATGGGATGATGCTGCTGAATCCGTTGAGAAATTTTCTTTAAAGGGATTTGTTTTTGGAGTAATAGAAAAAGTTAAAGGTTGGGTTAAAGGTTTATTTTCTTGGGCGGCCTCAGAAGATGAGAATGATAGCTTTATAGTTAAGACAATAAAAAGTGCAATCACACTAGCCAAGACATGGTTGACTTCAATGTTTAAATTTGATAGTACAACAGATATACTTGCTTCTGCATTTAATGCATTAACTTTCTTGCCCAATTTAGTATTCAAAGGTATTACAGCAGTTGCATCATGGTTGGCTGGATTATTGGGATTTAATGAAGCATCAAAAAAGATTGCAAATGCTGGAAAATTTAGTCTTGGTGATATATTATTTTCTGCAATTGATAATATATGGAAATGGTTTAAAAGCTTACTCGACATTGATGTAGCAGCTATTGCTAAACAAATTCCAGGCGCCGAAACACTTTTGGATTGGATGAGTGGTGGTAAAGGAGATAAATCTAGAGAAGAAATCGGTTCATTAGGAGAGGGGATTATAACCGATAAGGGGGGTTTCATGGATGATATGGAAATCGACCTTGATAAGTTAAAAGAATCAATGAAAGGAATGTCTGTAGAACAAATAGCAGGACTAGGCGATACCTTAACTACAATGAATAAAAGTGTTGGCAAAGGTGCTGATATCGAAAACTTTGGCAATATTATGAAAGCAGTTGAAGCTGCGGGTATGAATGCAGCGACATCAGGACAAAGTTTAAATACATTACAGAAAGAGAAAGACGGATTAAATGGAACTGGACAGAATATTACTGTAGTCGCCCCAACTACCATTACACAAAATAGTAGTCAGGGATTTATTAATCCTCCACAACCTGTGAGGGCTGCTGTAGCAAACCACCCCGCTAGGAGAGGTTAAGGTTTATAATGACCATCTGATAACCAATAGATGAAGGCATCCGCCATATCAGGTTCTCCCCAATAAACAGATACCCATACTACCATAGTTAAGAAAGTCAAAAACCCCAAAACATTAGCATTTTTATTTTCCATTATTCTTGATCGGCTAATTTAGCAAAATAGGAATACTCATCAGAACTTTCTGTCTCTGCAGTTGCAGAAACCGTTTCTGGTTTATTCATAGGTTGACCACCATCAAACGGAGGCGTACTCACATCAACGGTGTTAGTAGTGAATCCAGACTGAGCTGGCACAGTAGAAGACAATCCTAGAACACGTTCCATCTTCTGTTTCAATTCATCATAGGGTTTGAAATTCTTAGGATCAAGAAATTCTGCAAGAGAATTTTCCTTCTTCCAAATATCTTCCATCTTCTCATCATCTTCAAGTAGTGGAGCGGGTGCAGTAAATTCACTCTTATCATAGTTTGAAAACCCATCCATCTTACGAATCTTTATTTTGAAATTTGCACCTTCCCAAAAATCAAATGGATTTACAGGTGTCTCATCTTCAAATTCTGGATTCATTCTATCATTAATTTTATCCCAAATCTTCTTACCGAATTTATACAAGCGAACTTGATTTTCGTTCTGAGGATTTGTGGGGTCTTTGACAATATACACATTTGCCATGTATGACAATCTGCGTTTCTGTTTACGGGCGATATCTTTGTTCGCCTCAATACCAGAATTCCAAAGTGCGGAATTGTGTTCACTTACTGGATCTTTTTGACCAAGAGTAGTAAGAGAATTTTCGATATACCATCCACCCGGTCCTTGGAATCCATGATTCCATACGCGAGCCCACGGAAGGTCTTCACCTTCTGGTGATGGTAGAAAACGGACAACTGCAGATCCATTTCCAGACTTGTCCAATTCAGGACGCCAGAAACGATCATCATCACCTTGACCACGGGTTGGTTGATTTATCTTTTGGGTTTCATTCAGGAGGGATTGGAGTTTTTCTCCACGTTTTTTCTTCATATCTGAGAACGACATATGTTTCCTTTCGTATATTTCGTATTGCGATGTATGAATTATATTGCGCTGTATTGCGATGTATTAATAGTATTATAACACACTTTCCGTATTTGTCAAGCGGTTATAGATTATATTGGAAGTTTAGATGATCTCTGAACTAAATGGAGATCCTCTGCTTCCTCTTGAATTTGTTGCTTTAGTTTTCCACCAACTAATTTGCCAGCGGTTTCAGGCTCCAAATTATTTTGCTCACAATAATGCAAAACTGCATCAATGTAAGTCATCTTAGTTTTCTGAACTAAGATTTCTATATCTCCCATAAACTTCATGGAAGTTTTAACTTTCAATGCCATAATCTATTTAGATTAAAGATTCATTATCATTATTACCATTATTAATATTTTCACTTTCTTTTTGCTCAGGATCATCTTTGTCTTTGAACCAGTAATCCGTCGCTTTCGCTAGGACCGCGACATAGGCTCCGACCATGATATTTACGAGATCCCTACTTGCTGGTGGTAAATCAGCATAAAACAATAACCAAA